CAAGGCAGTGGAGTCCGGAGCCTGGGCTGTGAACGTGTTCCCGGTCTGTGAGGAGTTCCCATGCTCCCGTGAGGACTTCCGGGGCAGCTGGCCGGAACGCTTCGACTTCGACTACGTCGTGAAGCAGTACGAGAGCGCCATGAAGGCTGGGAAGATCGACACCTTCAACCAGGAGCTCATGCTCAAGATCATGTCCGACGAGGATCGGTTGATCCAGGACCATGACATCGCCTGGTACAAGATCGACGCTGTGCTGCGCAACAAGAACCGCTTCAACTTCTACATCACGACGGACTTCGCCACCTCGGCGAGGCAGTCCGGAGACTTCTCGGTGATCTCGGTCTGGGCCTACAACAACGTAGGCGACTGGCTCTGGGTAGACGGGATCGTGAAGCGTCAGACCATGGGGAAGAACCTCAACGACTTGTTCCGCCTGGCGCAGATGTATCGGCCTCAGTCCGTAGGCATTGAGGTGTCTGGTCAGCAGGAAGGCTTCATCGACTGGATCCAGAACGAGATGATGAACCGCAACATCTTCTTCCCACTGGCTTCGATGGGGAACGCGAACAAGCCTGGGATCCGGCCTTCGACGAACAAGCTGGTTCGCTTCAACGTCATGGTGCCGATGTTCCAGAGCCGCAAGATGTTCTTTCCGGTCGAGAAGAAGAACACCCCAGAGCTGCTTGAGGCGTACAACGAGCTGTCCTTGGCTTCCCCTGGTGGCTTCAGGTCGAAGCACGATGACTTCATCGACACGATCTCGATGCTGGCCCTGCTAACGCCCTGGAAGCCCTCAGAGGATCTCGAGATGCGCGAAACCAGTGGCGGTATGTGGGAGATGGACGATCACGATACGGAAATCGACCGCATAGGCTCGTATATCGTATAAAGCTCTGCGTACTTACTCACGCACTTAGAGGACATGCTCATGCAGCTGATCGAGATCTTCGACCAACTCTCCCACGGGGAGCTCGTCCAGTTGGACCTCGGTAATGGGGATCAGTCGATCAACCCCCGGGACTACCCGCGAATCGGGCACAGCGTGAACCAGGCGTTGTCAGCCCTGCACACTCGCTTCTTTCTGAAGCACGGTGAGATCCGGATCGCGCTCGCGGAAAACCTCACGCGCTACGTTCTGGACAGTATCTACGCCGAGAGCAACACCGCTTCTCAGGAGCCGACCAAGTACCTCTTGGACAGTGCGAATCCGTTCCAGGACGACGTACTGAAGATCAAGGCCGTCTACGCCGAGGAAGAGGAAGAGGAACCCCTGAGGCATCTGGATCCGCCTCCGCTGCCTTTGAACGTGTTTCGCGAACCGCGAAGCGTTCGGACCCTAGACTACCGCACGCTCGTGTTCCCGCCGCCGGACAAGCCGGGGTTGATTCGGCGTGTGGACTACGCCAAGGGCCACCGGCGTTTGGTTGCACGGGACTGGGAAAACCCGGAGCGCTCGCAAATCGACCTGCCTTACACGCACATGCAGGCTCTGCTCTTCTACGTCGCCAGCCGTCTCATGAACCCTCTGGGGGGTAACGAGCAGGGCAACCACGAGGGCAAGTACTACATGGGCCTCTACGAGAAAGAGGTCCGAGAGCTCACTGGTGAGGGCCTCGAGATCGAACAGGACTTCAGCACTGAAAAGTTTCGTATGCGCGGTTTCGTCTGAAGCCGGGGCGGGCCGCTGCGCGGCCCTAGCCCCGGCGAAGCGTAGGAACATACAAGGAGAATCAGATGGCTTTCCAACTAGATACCGGGGAATTTGCTACCTACCGACAGCGGATGGCGCCTCACACCCTTCGCTTCTGGAGGGCCTTGACGTTCCGACCCATGGTGGTGAATACGGGTAGTGGTGATCGTCGTGATGGCCTGGGCCATGCGTGGATGAATCTGTACGTGGAAAGCGCCAGGGCCAACCCCTACATCCACGGTCACCTTCAGGCCTGGGCAGACCTGATCAACGTGGCTGTGGTAGTAGGGATCGTCCTGGTCATGTGGTGAGGGTCAGAAGCGAGCGATACGCTGTTCCAGCACGTCGAGATAGGTCGCCATAGCGCCTGCTTGCTTACGGAGCAGATCCTTCCTGGGTCGCGGCAGCACTGCTTCGGCCAGATAGGTTTTCAGTTTGCTGAGCCTTGCACTGAGGGCCTCACGTTCTTCTTCTACGCTCGTCTGCCAGGGCTCGAGCGAGGTGCCTAAGATGATGTCCTCGAACGCACTGGCTTCTTCTTCGGTCGGCAGGGTGTAGGGATCGGATTCGGACATGCTGTCTTCCTAGGAGTAAGTGACGCCCCCTTTCGGGGGCGGGAGGGTTAACCGGATGACCGGAGCCGGCACGGAGATGGGATCACCTCCTTAGCTGAGTTCGGAAGGTGAATCGACTATGCCGGACCGCTTCCGGTGGAACCAAATCCGCCTTCACCGCGCACGGTTTCGTTGAGCTCAGCGACTTCCATCAGGCCCGGCGTCGCTACAGGAACGATCAGAAACTGCACCAGGCGCTCCCCTGCCTTGAAGCGATAGCCCGATACGCCCAACGAATAGAGCATCACCATCCACTCCCCTCGATAGTCCGCATCGATCACTCCGCAAGTGTTTCTCAGAGAGATCCCCAGCTTCCCTGCGCTCGAACGCGGAAGCATCAGAGCGACATGCCCCTCTGGGACTTCTGCTGCGAAGCCAAGGGGGATCTTGTCGACCACACCTCTCGCTGGCGGAACCAGTCCGCCATCCGGCATGAACAAGTCGTATCCCCCTGCTAGCTCCGAAGAGCGGACTGGCATCTGGAAGTTCGGATGAAGTGGCTTGACATTCATTTTAGGTACTCCTGGCTGGGGATGATTAGTATGCAAGCACACACGTACTTGCTTGGACACATCTGTGGAGGTTCTCGAGCCCATGCTGGAAGACAACGAGAAGGTCGCAGCGGAAGACATCGAGTCTCCCAAGAAGCTGACGAACTGGAAGGCCGAGCCGTCCCTCATGGATCTCAAGAAGGATCTCGAGGAATCCAAGAGCGCACATGATTCCAATGTCACCAAGATCGAGGAATGGCTCGACAACCTCAATGTCCGAGGTAGTGCGAAGATCAAGACAAAGGCCAACTCTTCTTCGGTACAGCCGAAGCTGATTCGCAAGCAGGCTGAATGGCGCTATGCAGCGCTGAGCGAGCCTTTCCTTGCGACGCCTACCCTATTCGACGTAAAGCCCGTGTCTTGGGAAGACGTGAAGTCCGCCCAACAAAACAAAATCCTGCTGAACAATCAGTTCAACGTCCGGCTGAACCGTACCGAATTCATTGATGAATACGTACGTACAGCTGTTGATGAAGGGACGGTCATCGTCAAAGTCGGTTGGGATTTCGAGCAGGAAGAGGTTGAAGTCGAAAAGCCGGACGTTCGCTTCTTCGTGAACCCGGAGTTCGCACCGATCCTGGAGGAAGTCGGCCAACTCAAGCCCTCCAACCCACAGGCCTTCTACGACCTACCAGAACCCCTCCAGGAAGCGTACGCGCTCAGCATCGAACAAGGTGAGCCCATCGAGCCGGAAGTCGTCGGCACCAAGATGGTCACCGAAATGCGCACCCTGCGTAATCAACCCACCCTCGAGGTATGTGATTTCCGCAACACCATCGTCGACCCCACTTGCAAAGGTGATCTGACGAAAGCGCGGTTCATCATCCACAGGTTCGAAGCCTCGCTGTCCATTCTCAAGAAAGACGGTAGGTACAAGAACCTCGATGCAATCAACCTCGAAAACAACTCAGTACTCGGAGAACCTGACCATGCAAGCGATGACGATAATGCAGCAAATTTTAGTTTCAAAGACGACCCCAGGAAGCTGTTTGTTGTTCATGAATATTGGGGATTTCGTGATCTTGACGGCTCTGGTTCTGTACAGCCTTTTGTCGCTGCTTGGGTAGGTAACACGACCATTCGCATGGATATGAACCCGTTCCCTGACCAAGAACTCCCTTTCGTTAAGGCGCAGTACCTGCCCGTCCGCAAGAAGACTTACGGCGAGCCGGACGGTGAGCTGCTGATCGATAATCAGTTGATCCTGGGTGCTATCACTCGCGGCATGATCGATCTGATGGGCCGCAGCGCGAATTCGCAACAGGGCGTGCGCAAAGACGCCCTAGATGCGGTCAACCGGCGCAAATTCGAGAACGGCCAAGACTACGAATTCAATCCACAGATCTCCGACCCTCGTCAGGCGATCTACATGCATCAGTTCCCGGAAATCCCGAATTCCGCCCAGTTCATGGTTCAGCTTCAGAACATGGAAGCGGAATCCATGACCGGCGTAAAGGCCTTCTCGGGCGGCCTCTCCGGTGATCAGCTCGGTGAGCTGGCAACCGGTGTGCGTGGTGTCCTCGACGCCGCCTCGAAGCGTGAGCTCGGAATCCTCCGGCGTCTGTCGCAGGGCATGGTCGACATCGCCCGCAAGTTCATCTCGATGAACCAGGAATTCCTTTCCGAGAAAGAAATCGTCCGGGCCACCAACGAAGAGTTCGTCACGGTCCGTCGGGACGATCTGGGGGGCAAGTTCGACCTGCGTCTGACCATCAGCACCGCTGAAGAAGACAACGCGAAGGCTCAGGAGTTGGCGTTCATGCTGCAAACGATTGGCCCAGACGAGGATCCAACAATCCGCAAGACGATCCTGGCCAACATCATGCGTCTGCGGAAGATGCCTGATCTTGCCAAACAGATCGAAGAGTACGAGCCGCAACCGGATCCGATGCAGCAGGAGATTCAGATGCTGTCGATCGAGAAGCTCAAGAAAGAGATCGCCAAGCTGGATTCTGAATCCACGGAAAACCAGGCCAACGCGCAGCTGCACATGGCCCGCTCCAACAGCGAAGGTGCAAAAAGCGCCAAGGCCATGGCTGAGGTCGACCAAGCGAACCTGGACTTCGTAGAGCAGGAATCTGGTGTCACCCAGGAACGTGCACTACAGCAGACCGCAGAGCAGGCCAGGTCGCAAGGCAAGGTGAAGATTCTCGAAAACGAGCTCGAAAATCAGAACAAGCAAGAGGAGAAACGTGAGAAAGCCCTCGCGGCATACATCAAGCGGCTAGAAAAAT